GACGAAGAAGGCTTACTCCTACTTCCGCCACCTCTATAGAGTAGTGGAAGTTAAAGTGCCAGGGCTCACAGCCCCGTACCTTACTCCCGCATTAGGGAATTACGGTACTGGTTAGTTCGGGGTCAGCAATGATTCAGGGCTAATGGTAATCGGGCACCATTTCTGGTCGGTGTCCGTTAGGTGAACAACTTATCAGGAGTGGAAAGGACTCCTTGAAAATTTGGTAGATTAGATTTTATCAGATTTTCTAAACCAGGCTCATTGCAATTGAAAAGACCCGCTCGAATATAAAGGAATTTATTGATAGGTCTATACAAAAACATGGTAATAAATATGATTATTCCATGTCGGTATATAAAGGTTGCGAAATAAAAGTTGATATAATATGCCCAATGCACGGGATATTTAAACAGAGTCCATCTAAGCACATGACCGGTCGTGGTTGTCCTCGATGTGCCCGAGAACTTGAAAAATATAATGCATTGACCACAGAAAGTTTTATAGCTAAGGCTAAAATAGTCCATGGAGATATCTATGATTATTCTCAGGTTGATTACAGAAAAAGTTGTATTAAAGTTAAAATAGGGTGTCCAAAGCATGGGATATTCGAGCAGACTCCAAATAATCATATAATGGGTATGAAGTGTATCAAATGTGCCAATGAAGAAAATGGTATTAAACGCAGGTCAAATGCGGAAGAATTTATTATTAAAGCTAAAAAGATACATGGGGAAAAATATGATTATTCTATGGTGGAATACATTAACTCTCAAGTAAAAGTAAAAATTATGTGCCCTTTGCACGGGTCATTTTTACAGGCTCCATCATCCCATTTAAATAATAGGGGCTGTCCTATGTGTCAGGAATCCCGCGGGGAACGAAAAATAGCTCTATTCTTAAAATCACATGGGATAGAATATGAAAGGCAGAGAACTTTTGACCGTTGTAAAAATATTAGAAATTTGTTTTTCGATTTTTATGTTCCTACTTTAAATACCTGTATAGAGTACGATGGAAGGCAGCATTTTTTTCCGAGTGATTATTTTGGTGGTATTTCAGCATTCAAATATTTAAAAAAGGCTGATTATATTAAAAACAAATTTTGTTCAGATAGCGGAATCAACCTCATTAGAATACCGTATTCAAAAAAGGTCCACGAAATAATATCCATTTTAGAAAAGGAATTATTAGGAAGAGGGCATGAGAATAGATTATCCATTCATGGAAATTGTAGATTGGTTCCATCAGTTGTGACGTAACTCATTCAAAATCAGTATAATACGTATTTTTTAAGGGTTGGGAATTCTCCTAACCCTTTCTTTTTTGTATAATTAAATATTCCATCTCTACTCTACTTCATTATAACCTATTGTAATAAATTGAGTTATATGGATAATTATGTATTAATACAGGATACTATATCTTATAGTATTCTAAAATAATAAGGGGTGTATTTTGTCTAAAAGAGTTTCTGACTATGTTTTTCATCCGCCTTCAGGGTCGAATGTTCCGGGCAAAGTCGAAGCTAATCCGTATGTTTTCTATCCCCCGAATGAGCTCCGTAGATTGATTGAAACTACCGAGGATAAAGAAGAACTGGATAAAATTAAAAGTGCATTAAAGCAGTGGGAAAGGGTGTATACGTATCCAGGATACCCCTGGAAGAAGTCATCAGATATACTACGTATGGCTGCAATGAAAATAATAGCTGTGGGTTATCAACAGCAGAATCCAGAATATCGAAATCTTGATTATTATCAGGATATAGATGCTCCTGAAGGTTACGAGGGTATTCTAGAGGGTCTTACTGAACCATTCGATAATTTTAATATGCCGCGGTTTGACTATTCCAGACAGGGAGAACGGCCGCTTCGTGATATCGATACCGCTGTTGGGGATTTTTTGACCCCCGACGACCCGGTAGTTAACGGGCCCGGATTAAATGTAGTAAAACCTCGGGGTGATGGCCCAGACCCGGAGGGACTCGATTATCCACCGTATACGATACCCGGTGGAGTTGCTGATGGATGGCCGGATAATATTTAAAGGAGATTTTTTATGGATAACATCTACGAAGAGTTAGCTAAGGGGACTGCTGACCTTAAAACTGCAGGGGAAGAAATAAGCGGTATGGATGATTTTCTTTCTGGGAATAAAATGAAAGTAGCATCTATTGACCAGCTTGCTGACTTCTTTAGAATTAGCTCGGATACTCTGGTGCATAAAGCTAAACGGGATTTATGGAGAATTAGTGAAGATGCAAATGGTCAGACAGTTATTGAGCGTCTTTTTGACCCCAATACTAAAGAAGCTATTAAAGTCTAAAAGGGGAATAATATGAGAAAACGTCTTACTGAAAAGTTAGCTACATCGGGAGGTCTTCGTAGACAAATACCGGATGATTTTAAATATAACCCTAAGAAACTCAAGCATTTAAAGAAGGTTTTACATAATCTTAGTGTTTCTTTAGGAACTATGGTATCAGCTTTAAATGAATTTTCACGGGTAAAGGGTCCTGATATCAGTCCTGACGGGCATCTGGGTGGGTTCGGATATATAATTCCTATTAAAGATATTAAGCAGGAAATGAATCAGATGGTTCAAAAAATCAGTGATATAGCGGATTGTATTGCTGATGAGCTTACAAATCCAAAATGGAATGCTAAAGACGATAAAGAAATAAAGGAACTCATCAAAGAAAAAGAGAAGGTTGATGAAAAAGTTGATGAGGAAGTGGGTCCTTCCGATGAGTCCGATGATGTAAATCCAGATGATGTAAAGACAGTTTATGAAGAAGAGGAAGCAGTGGAAGAGGAGCCCGTTCAAAAGCAGGCTTCTGAAGATAAAGTTGGAACAATTTTGGCTTCTGAAATTAAAAAATCTTTAATAAAATTTCGTACAGGAAAATAAGGAGGAAATTATGAATTTAACATCTGACATCGTCGGAACCAACCCTAAGTATCCAAAAATTGTTAATCATGGATGGCAGGAAGTAGACGTTAAAAGTTATGACAACTACCCATCGGATAACAATCCTGTTCGTGTGGTTCCTAAATTAAATGAAATGTGGAATCAAGAATCGAATATCCGTTTGGTTCCAAATATGACCGTGCAACCTTTAGGAGAGCGTAATGCTGAGGATGCAACTCCGGGCGTTATTCGGGAAGCCAAAAAGGCTATGATGTCCGGTTTAAAAGGAAAAGAGATTTCTGAACATCTTAGGTCCCGTTTTTCATCTAAAAGTATTTCGGCTGCAAAAGAACAGTTAGAAAAACTGGCCGAAGAGCAGGGTCTTCTAGGTAACGTATATATTGATGCATCCGCTTTTACATCTTATGCTGACGCTGAACAATTTTTGACTCAACATCGGAATCGTTTAGCTAAATATATTGTTGCTAAAAATAGCACAATTGACCAAAATGTGGTCTCCTATTTAGCTTCTCGGTTTCATAAAAATGTTGTGCCTGAAATGGTTTACGGGTCGGATTTATATGGTCAGTATAAAATGCATCTTGCTGCAACGGGTAATGTGGGGTCCGATTATGTAATTGATTCTAAGGAATCTTTGAGAATGGCTTTTTTGATGAAAAAAGAAGCTCCGGTTGAACCTTCTAAAAAAGAAGCGAAAGCAGTTTCGAAAGAAATTATAAATGATGCACTTACTAAAATAGCGGAAAAAAATGAGGAATCATCTCGTATTTCAAGTGATGAATTGTTAATTGGAAAAATTCGTTCAGTTCTTGAATACGCTCAGTCCCAATTAGTAAAAGGAAAAACAGCATCGGATATAAAAGAAATGCTTCGTTCCAGGTTTGTTATGGAGGATATTCGTGATTCCGCTAAAGGTCTTTCAGTAATAGCCTGCGGGAATTTATCTGCATCCTATATTGATACCCTGGTAACAGAAAAAAAGATTACCCCTGTATTGGCTGATGAACTTAAAAGAATTGCTAAAAAATTTCCTTCTAAATCGTCTACAGTTCCGGAATATGACAGACCTCAGAAGGAAGCCGGCGTGAATGGTTTCTTTTATGCATTAACAGGAAAGAAATCGACAGAGATGGGTGACTTTAAAAAGGCATCCGTTGAAGCCCTGTTAAAAGGAATTGAACCGGAAAAAGTTCAAGCTAAACTCCTTACTAAATTATCTGAAGAGCAGGCTGTACAAGTGATGGCTGAAGCCATTAAAGAAATGAATTCTGTTTCAGCCGGTGTTAAAGCTAATGCTACTGTAAAGGCAAAAAAAGAATTATTTCCAGAAAGAGCCGAAACTGTAAATTTTGGTCTCTTTGCTTCAGAATTACCAGATAAAAAGTCAGCCATAGAAGAAAATGCAGAACTAATGAGTTTTTATCAGGGTTCTAAAATTGATGTTGATGTATCTGCAAGTGAGGTAGAACCATCGCAAGAAATAGGCGGTTTAGAAGGTCATTCTGGAATAGACTCGGTACTTTAAACTTAGAGGTGTATTATGCCTGAATACAGTACTGATGATATCGTAAAAAAACCAGAGGAGATGTCCTCGGTTCCTTCTATTTTAATGGCTGAAGCAAGTGCCATTATACCTGCTCAGGAGGAGCCAGAAGACCCTATTTGCCTTACTATCAAAGAGGATGAAGTTCCAGACGCAGTTCTTAAATCTGTTTTATGGGGTCTTGCTGAAGAGCAGGCATCTCTTAAAAATCTGCGTCTGATGAGAACAAGGGAAGGAAAAGATACTGCTAGTATATCAATAAAGCGTGGTCAGCTTCTTAAATACATGTCGGAGACCGTGTTACAGAAGCAGGCTTTGATGGGGTCCTCGGGTGGAGAAATTGATTTACAGGGTCCAAAATTTCGTGAAATTTTTAAAATGTTCCTCGGAATTATTTCTGATACTTTTGATGAAATAAAAGTTCCGGAAGAATATAAGGAAATGTTCTTTCACGCTCTTTCCAGGAACATGGAAGGGTGGGAGGACAGGGCAAAAAAAGTATTAAAAAAAATGAGCCGGCCTATACAGGGTTAAAAAATAATGAGTCTTTCGGACCTTTGCACAACTTACATAAATAATTCTGTAAAACTAAAGGATGAGTCCGAAAGGAATATCGTTGAATTTTGTGAGGCTCCCTGGGGACTCGGAATGGGTTCGGAGCCTGGCGTACCCCCTCTACTTCCAGTTCAAAAATTCATCCTAAAATGTTATTATAATATCCTTCTTAATGGTCAAGACAAAACGATTATTATAAAGGATAAATTTAATGAAAAGGAGCTTTTTAGGTTTACGGAAATTGAGTATCTGCATTATTTATACGAAGAAGGACGAATCAATATAAAAGAAGTTACAGGAGACCCTAAAGATATACGTCCTAGTTTATGCTTGGTAATTGGTAGACGTGGTACTAAATCTACCACTATATCGTTGATTGTTAGTTTTGAGACTTATCGTTTGTTAAAAAAAGTCTGTCCGCAGGAATATTATAAGCAGATTCCAGACCAGGAAATACGAATCACCTGTATAGCCACGAATCAAGAGCAGGCTGCAAGTGTATTTCGGATGATAACAGGTCATATGGAGCGGGCTGAGTATTTTAAAAAGTATCGTAATAAGCCAACAATGACATATATGCAACTCAGTACCCCAAAAGATATTGAACTTTATGGGGCTGAAATGAGGCCGTCCATAAGAATTGTAGCATCCCCGTGTAGTGGAAGAAGTACAAGAGGTTATAACAATATTATAGCTATTATGGACGAAATGGGATACTTTTTTGAATCTGAAAGTTCAACGGATAAATCAGATAAAAATATTTATGATTCATTAACTCCTTCTGTAGCCCGATTTAATTCTCCAGAAGGGGAACCCCATGGAAAAGTAATATGTATTTCTTCACCTGCTGCTAGAACGGGTAAATTTTATGACTTATATCAGAGGTCTTTTGAACCAAATTGTAATGATTTATTAATGATACAGGCTCCTACATGGGAAGTTGACCATACACTTTCTTCTAAATTTCTCAGAGCTAAATATTCTGAATCCCCAAGTACTTACATGGTCGAATATGGGGCACAGTTCAGTGACCGTGTTACTGCGTGGATTGAAAACGAGCAGGTATTAAGGGTTAATATTATACCAAATTTACGAATGAAAACTGTAAGCTATGAACAGACCCCTCATTTTATGGGGATAGACTTAGCATCTAAAAATGACGGTGCTGCTGTAGCAATCGTCCATGTTGTACGAAAAGAGCATGAGGGTGGATTCAAGGATTTTATTGAACTCGATTATATAGATGTTCGGTATGCTGCTGATGAGGGTAAGGAATATTTCAGGATAGAGGACCAGGTTGAGTGGATATGTGGGCTGGCACAGAAATTTTTCATTACTAGGGGTATTATTGACCAATACATGGGATTCGGGTATCTTCCTGCGTTTCATGATAGGGGTCTTACACAAATTGAAATAGTACCAATGTCTAGAGATATGAATTCTAAAATTTATCAAACTCTTATGTCTAAGATGCTGGATGCTTCATTGAGGATACCCGAAGGAGATGAAAGGGAAGTAGATAATAAAAAGACTAAGGACATAGCACTTGTTACTGAATTGTTAAGATTACGATGTCTTATACATTCAAAATATATGATTGAAGTAAAGGCTCCGGAAATTAAGGGTTTACATGATGACTTATCTGACGCATATGCCCGGGCTGTATATATAGCAACGGAACACATGTCGAAAAGTAGTTCGATATCTAATAATATAGTAAATAATACATCTAAATCCGGATTGACCTATAGACAATATAATTTGCATCAAAAAAAGGCCTCAATTTATACCAACCGTCCGTCTACAGCTATTCAGGCGGATTTTGCCAGGTCTCGTCAGTCAATGGGGTCCCGGATTTGGAGGTAGATAATGTCCGAAAAATATACTGGTGATTATGCTCCTGAAATGTTTAATGAAGAAAAAAGGTATTATTTTCTTCAAGCACAGGAGAAGGCAAATCTCACAGACGCTGAGCTCCGTGACCTTCATAATATATCTAATACTAATTTAAGACGATTTATTCAGTCCCAACTTGGCAACTGTTCTATTAATGATGGTTTTAAAATTGTAGAGAGCGGTAGTCCATCCAATGATTTTACAATTAAGGGTGGAGACGGGTCTCTAAATAACCCCGGGGTCTATTATTTAAACGGGTATCGTTTTTTTCTTAAGGATGATATTTTATATTCTGACCAGACTAGTACCGGTGGTTCTTTAACCGATGACTGGTATACAAAATGGCCCCGTCCTGACCTTACAACCCCATCGGGTACATCCAACACCTTAAATACTATTACTATTAGTGGGACTAATACTATTGCTGGTGGCGTATTACAGACAGTAGTTAAGTCATCGGATAGTGGTAGGAATTTTACTACATCAACCGTTCCTCCCGGGACTAAATCTATTGAAAATATTTCTATGGGGGATACAAGTAATGGATTTGCGGTTGGTACGACTGGTCTTATTCTAAAAACAACTGATGGTGGGACCTCATGGACACCTCTTTCATCGCCCAGTGCAAGTTCCCATTTTTATGGTGATAGTTTCATTAATAGAAATACTGGGTGGGTTGTAGGTGAAACAGGTAAAATATTTGAGACGGGTGACGGTGGTACATCGTTTATTCAACAGGGTATTGGAATTACATCTTATGACTTATATAGTGTGTCAGCAGCGGATGCAATCGATATATGGGCAGCTGGGGCTTCCGGTACAATTGTTTATAGTGATGATGGATTAAATTGGTCTAGCCAGCTTAGTGGGGTTGTGCTGGATTTAAATCATATCTTTGCTGTTGATGCAACCTATGTCTTCGCTGTAGGTAATTTAGGAACAATAATACGAACATCTAATAGTGGTATTCCTTGGTCTACTTGTACATCGGGTGTTACTAATAATTTATATGGAACTTTTTTCAGGAATAGACTCAGAGGTTGGGTCGTCGGAGCTAATGGTATTATTCTTAATACGACTGATAGCGGTACAACATGGGATTCTACAGTTTTAGATTCATCTATTGATTTTAATAGTGTAACTTTTTCAGATACTACCGGGTTTACAGTTGGAACAAATGGGACTATTTATCGAACATTAAATGATGGGACAACATGGGATAAGTATCGTTCTGATTACGTATATATAGATTTTCATTTGGCAGAATCATCAGGGGATGCTACCTCTGGGAGTGAATACATTGATTCTACGTTGTACGACCCATTAGTTGGGTTGCCCAATGCTAATCGTTTAAGAATTGTTCAGGATGTAAAAGTCTCCGAAGGATGGCCGGCACCATCTGATTATATTGGACCCGATGGAACTGTTCAGCATTATACTTCAACGATAGCAAAAATACAACGGTCGGTTGGTATAAGTAATATCTTACAGGCGAATATAACGGACCTTCGAAGAGTTGTAAAAACAATATCCCAATTAGATAGTGCTTTAAGTAATGGTGGAATTGATACTTCTGCCATTGCTGACCATGCAATAACACCCATTAAAATAGACCCGACTGCTGATTATACAATGAGGTCTTTATATTTAACTGGGGATGAAACTGTAAGTGGAAATTTAACAGTCCACGGTACTCTTACTGTTCAGGATTATCAGGCCACTATCAATACTGCAAATTTGAGCGTAATAGGGTCTTCTACTCTTGGAGCTTCTGATAATACATCTGATTCAACTACTGCTATTAATGGAAGGATAATTCAGCATCATATAGCTAATTATCCAGCATATGATTTAACAGCATCAGCTTCTGTAATAAATTACCCTTTATTTAATATACACTCAGATGGTTCAGGTAGCATTTTGCATGCGGAAAGGATGTCTGATACTTCTGCTTGCTTCTTTGATATTACGAACTATGGAAAAGGATATGATTTCTGTATAAATCATTTGGGAACAAAGGGCGGTATATTTAAGATAAGAGATGATGCAAGCGGAGATAGTATTGTTATTACTAAAAATGCACCCGGTTTTTTAGGTTCTGTTTTCAATGTTTCTAGTAATAGCTCCGACCCTCTTTTCAATATTTTTAATAAGGCTCCTGTTGCATCGGTTAGCATAAGTATTGACCAAACATCAGGAACAATTCTTAGGCTTAATACAAATGGGAATGCATCGGCAATAGACATACAGTCGGCTGGGTCCGGTACAGACATTAAGGCTATACATAATGGAACAAGCGGGCACGCATTAGATTTAACTAGTTCATCCTTATCCGGGGCGGCTGTAATATCTAATACGGCCGGGCAAGCATTCCGTTTAACACAAAAAGCCAATGAAACTGCCCTTGTTATTGAAAAGGACGGAACGGGGCGTGGTCAGGGTCTTGAACTTTATAATCGTGGGTCTGATGTTGGCCTTGGTGTATATAACACTGGTACAGGTATTGGTCAGCTTATTTCTCATGTAGGAGACTCAACACAGCCCGGGTTGGATATTTTTATTGCCGGGAATGAAAGTGGGTCTGGATTACGGATTAATAAATCGAATGATACAACCGGTGAGCTGGTTCGTTTATGGAATCAGGGTTATAGTGAAACAATATGGATTTCTCATGACCGTACTGATTCAACTGCATCCGCAGTAAAAATTTATAATCATAGCCGTGGACTAGATATTACATCGAATAATTGGTGGATAGATAGTTCGGGTAATTTTTATACCCTTGGATATGTTCATACCCCCCTAGTACGGTTTGACACTACTCATTATTTCTCGGCTGCATCTATGTGGTTGGATTATACCAACATGGACTCGTCTAATCCCGGTGTTGCTGGAAAAGTTTACAGAGAATTTGGATTTCTTAGATTGAGTGATGGGACGGGTGCTTCTCCTACTCCTTTCTTTGGTTCTACGGGCATTCAGGGTCCGACAGGTCCACAGGGTGTAACAGGACTTCAGGGGGTCGGTGTAACCGGTATCCAGGGGGTCGGTGTAACGGGTCTTCAAGGGTATACAGGGATTCAAGGGTCCACCGGTGTAGGGGGTAGTGGTTCATATAATCAAATAATGCACAAGGTAACAAGTGCAGAAGATTCTACTGGATGGTTTTCTGTATCCCCTAGCCCTGCAGCTCCTAGTAGTGTAACTATTAATGTTGTCGGTGCTTTTAAAATTATAAATAAGCAGGTTGTCGGTGCTACAGGTGCAACTCCCGATTTCGACGTTTTAAATGTTAATGAGATACATATTAAAAACGACGGTACTGCAACAGGTTTAAGTCAATATGTAGGCACAAACGATATCTTAATTATTGAATATTTTGCATAATAATTTTATGGGACTGATTAAAAATGAGCGGAAGTTTACTTACAAACAAATGGATTACGGATAATATTCTTCTAATAAGAAATATTTAGGTTATATCCCTATAATCGAATATGCCTTGTAAGACAATCAGTGCTTAGTCATAACTGGGAGCTAAATTAATGAGTGGAAGCCTACTTACAAATAAGTGGATAGATAGTTCTGTTGTTAGTTTTGATAAACTTAAAACGTCTCATATATCTGGACTTGAAGGTGACAGTACTAATGGTATACGTATAAAAGTAGGAAGTGGTTTATCCCTTGATGTAAATGGACTCTCTGCTGATACGGGAAATACCGGGGTTCAAGGTACGACTGGGGTTCAAGGACGGACCGGAGTCCAGGGAACTACCGGGGTTCAGGGTTTAACTGGAGTTCAGGGAAACACCGGGGTTCAAGGAGCTACTGGAATTCAGGGTACTACCGGGGTTCAAGGACGGACTGGAGTTCAGGGAGCCACAGGAGTACAGGGTTCAACAGGAATTCAGGGAACGACTGGGATTCAAGGGACAACAGGACCGGGGTCCACTGGTGTACAGGGAACGACTGGGGTCCAAGGCGCTACGGGACCTGGAGCCACAGGAATTCAAGGGACGACAGGAATTCAAGGTTTAACAGGAGTTCAAGGAGCCACCGGGGTTCAGGGAAATACCGGAATTCAGGGAGTTACTGGGGTCCAAGGAATAACCGGAGTTCAAGGAACCACCGGTATTCAGGGTTCAACGGGACCTGGAGCCACTGGAATTCAGGGTTCAACGGGAGTACAGGGAACGACTGGGATTCAAGGAACCACAGGGTTCCAGGGAACGACCGGTATTCAAGGTACAACAGGACCAGGAGCTACCGGGGTTCAGGGCACAACAGGAGTCCAGGGATTTACCGGAGTTCAGGGCTCAACAGGAGTCCAGGGAACGACTGGGGTCCAAGGCACAACAGGGGTCCAGGGAACGACCGGGGTCCAAGGCTCAACCGGGGTTCAAGGGCGGACTGGAGTTCAGGGGTCGACTGGAGTTCAGGGTTCAACAGGAGTTCAGGGCTCAACAGGAGTTCAGGGCTCAACAGGACCTGGAGCTACAGGGGTTCAAGGCACGACCGGAGTTCAGGGTTCAACAGGAATTCAAGGTTCAACAGGAGTTCAAGGTTCAACGGGACCCGGAGCTACTGGGGTACAGGGTACGACTGGAGTTCAGGGTAATACCGGGATTCAAGGTTCAACAGGTCCGGGAGCTACTGGAGTACAGGGTACGACTGGCGTACAGGGCGTGACCGGAGTTCAGGGTAATACCGGTTTGGTTGGTTTAACTGGTTCACAAGGTGTTCAAGGTAATCTATATATTTTTAGGGATGGTCAATGGCCTACTCCATCATATGCTGGTACTTTAAATTCCAGTATCAGAGAAGGAGCTCCTGATGACCCATATACAGGGCCATATCAATTCCTAGTTGATTCAAATGGAGGAGCCAGTGCAGGTTCTCTTATTAAATTTGACCTATCTGTAATACCCTCAAATTTAATTGTATCAAATGTGGTTCTTGGTTTAACAACCACTACTGGAAATCAGAATGTTGATAATTATTTTGTAATCTATGAAAGTAGACGAGCGTGGACTGAGTCTGCTACATGGAATAAATATGACGGAGCTAACTCATGGGGAACGGCTGGTGCAAGTAATACGTCATCAGATAGATATAATACTAGTCTTGGTACTATACATGATGGTGGTTCTGCTAATACATATTATGAGACAACATTAAATTCGTCGGGTTTATCAACAATCCAGGCATGGATAAATGGTACAACTACTAATAACGGATTTGTGATACAGACATACGGTGGAGGGGGAACTAAAAGTAATTCTTTTTATACAAAAGACCAGGCTACATCGATAAGGCCAATATTATATGTATATGCAAGTGGACCTCAGGGAAATACTGGGGTTCAGGGCTCAACAGGAGTTCAAGGAGCTACTGGGGTCCAAGGTTCAACCGGGGTTCAGGGAACCACTGGAGTTCAGGGGCGGACTGGAGTTCAAGGCGCAACAGGAGTTCAGGGCTCAACCGGGGTTCAAGGAACCACTGGGGTTCAGGGAGTCACAGGAGTTCAGGGAACGACTGGGGTTCAGGGTTCAACGGGGGTCCAAGGAGCCACCGGGGTTCAGGGAGCCACTGGGGTACAGGGCTCAACGGGAGTTCAGGGCTCAACAGGAGTTCAGGGCTCAACAGGAGTTCAGGGCTCAACAGGAGTTCAGGGCTCAACAGGAGTTCAAGGAGCCACTGGGGTACAGGGAGCAACAGGAGTCCAGGGAACTACTGGGGTTCAAGGAGCCACTGGAGCCACCGGGGTACAGGGTTCAACTGGGGTACAGGGTTCAACTGGGGTACAGGGTTCAACTGGAGTTCAGGGAGCTACTGGGGTTCAAGGAGTAACAGGAGTTCAGGGTTCAACTGGAGTTCAGGGAGCTACTGGAGTTCAGGGAGCTACTGGAGTTCAGGGAGTAACAGGAGTTCAGGGCTCAACAGGAATACAAGGAGCCACCGGGGTCCAAGGTTCAACTGGGGTTCAGGGAGCCACTGGAGTTCAAGGACGGACTGGAGTTCAGGGAACGACTGGGGTCCAGGGGTCGACTGGAATCCAGGGAACGACCGGGGTCCAAGGTTCAACCGGGATACAGGGCACAACTGGGGTCCAAGGCTCAACAGGGGTACAGGGTTCAACAGGGGTTCAGGGAACTACCGGGGTTCTTGGTGGTGATGCAACTGCAACCTCTTATACTATATATAAGGGACATGACGGAACTTATGTACAAATGCAAATGGACTCGGGCGGTAATTTATTTTTAAATCCTCACATATCTGGAGGAGAGAGTACTAGTGCAAATGTAATAGCGGCTGGACCACTATATGCCAGTTCCTTATACGCTTCGAGTTTAACGTCCAATAACGCAGTTTTGGGGCAAAGTATATACAACGCATCTAGTAACGGTATACGTATATCACAAGATAATACGGTTACGTTTTCTGGAGTTGTTCTTGGTAGTTTTACGGCTGGTACTATAACAGCTTCCGGGCTTTCTACCACCGGTAATTTTACTGCGGCTAATATACATGCAACAGCTAATCAGGCAGTTGATGGGACGCAACATGTCTATGGACAAGCTACATTTGATGGTACAGTAACTACCAATAAACCAATAAGCGCAGCCGACGTGCATATTGGATATGATGACCCGAGTCTTCATCCTGGGCAACTGTATGTTGGATATACCGGATATCCAAGTAAAATAACTCTCGTTGGGGATATGTCTGCAACGGGTACCATACAAATAGATACACAGTTAAAATCGGCAATAGGAAAGTTTGGTGTAGATACGGGATATTCCCCCTCATCGAATAGTGTTTTACATCTGTCTGCAAAAACCAGCGGGAACGATGAAGCATTTGCGATATATAATCATGCAGGTACGAGTCATCAATTGGTAAGAATGGGTGAGGCATCCTCCGGTGGAGCCATCGCTGGAGATAAAACAAGCGGGGCAATTACACTATTAAATATGAATGGTGACTCAAGAGTTGTACTCACGGGTATAACTGGAGGCACTAATTATTTCAGTTTAAACACTGAGTTCTTGAGTGATGTAAAAGTGGACGGATATTTAAATACAGGGTATGATAGCATTAAATATAAAGTATTGTCTGGTACAACGGGAGCACTAAATACTGATGCAAGTTTTGCTCATGGAGTTACATCTGGTATAGACAAAATTGTTGGGTGTCAAGTAGGTATTATAGGTTCAGATACCTACAGATGGTTTAACGTTGCCAATGCAATGTATTGGTCAACAAAAATAAGTGACACTGATGTAGTTATTAAGGTTGTTAATCTTTCTTGGACAAGTTGTTCAGTAAAAATATTTATAACGTATACATCTTAAGGAAGTGAAACTCAACGTGTAGTAATAGTGTCTGTGTAAACGCCACAAATTGGGCAGGCGTGTATAACGTATATCCTATTGCATTGGGGGCACGTAAAATGCATTACCACGGACAAGCCCAAACATGTTTTTGTTATACTAGATGAGTCCCCAATTACTGGAGTACCATCATGGGGGCAAATGGTTATGTTATTAGTTACTGGTATACGTAAAGCCAGAGGATTACGAGTAACTCTTGGCTCAGTTGTTAACATTGATTTTGACTGAGAATAACAAAAAATAATTGATACAAATATAAAACTATAAATCATACGGCATTTCATAACCACCTCCTATTTCTCTTTGTATAATTCCATTGCCTGTATTATGATACGCGATTTTTCTACCTCCAAGAACTATTCCTTCATACAAATTTTTGAGCCTGTGTATATCCCTTGGTTTTAATTGCATATTTTCCAGTATTACAAGAGCTTGGTCTACTAACTCATCCGGTTTAAAAATAGTAGTTAGTTCTCCTTTTTCGGCCGATACAATTATCGGTTCATTTTTTGCAATTTCAAATGTCTGCAAAAACCAGCGGGAACGATGATGCCTTCTCAATATATAATCACGCAGGTACGAGCCATCAACTTGTAAGAATGGGTGAGGCATCTACCACTGGAGCAATTGCTGGAGATAAAACAAGTGGGGCAATCACACTGTTAAATATGAATGGTGACTCAAGAGTTGTACTCACGGGTATAACTGGAGGCACTAATTATTTCAGTTTAAACACTGAGTTCTTGGCCCGGCTTACTCCTACAAAATTTGGGTATGGTGCGGCTGAAACAAACACGATTGCCTCGGGGGTAATTACACCGACCAAATCATTTATCGCTGTTGAAGTAGAGTCTGGGACAACAGATAATTTGGATACGATCACAGCTACAAATTTTGCAGTTGGTGATATAATTATTATATCAACACTGACTACGGGTCATACTATAGGGATACGTTCTGCTGGTAATATAGTAACACCAAGTAGTGGTGCTACTAGATATCTAACCACAATTTATGGACGATGGCAAGGAATGTGGCAAGGGTCCAACTGGGCAGAAATGTCATTTGCACAATAATTTGAGTTTTTCAGAACTTTGAATAAATAGATAACTGGGGCTGACCTGGATAGGCTGACCCCTAAATAGTCGGCTCATAGAGTACGATACATTTAAATAATTCATAGCCCTTGTAATTGCCACATAATAAAGTCGGTCTTCCTCCTTAATATCCTCTGACCTGGCGTGGGGCCATACATCCTGTTCTACTCCTACTACAAAAACTCTTTTAAATTCTAAACCCTTGCTAGCATGGGCTGTCATAAGTTTTACACCGTTACCTGAGTCATTTTCAAGAAAAGTGCTTGCTAATACCATCTCGTTAATGGTATCAAATCCGGATGCTATGTCTATCATAGCTTCGGTCATACTTATATCGGAATCTTTAGTGAGTGTATTTCTATATCCTGTCCTATTTATGATTTCTTTAATGGCATTCATGGGAGTCATTACCCGTATATCATTTAGAAGGTTAACGAATAACTTAATTTCCGGCATCTCCTGAGATATCTGATTTATATAAGGCCATCCTTCTGATAATACTTTTTCCTGTTTAGCATCACCAAATCCCCTTTTAGGTACATTTATAATCCTCGTGAGACTTTCTATGTCATCCGGGTTACTGGCAGCTTTAAGATAAGATAAGAGGTCTTTAGAAACTTTTCTTTTATAGAAGGGCATATCACCAATTACTTTATATGGTATCCTGTTTTGTGCAAAAGCCCGTTCAAATAGTATAGACCGGGAGTTCATCCGGTATATTATGGTGGTATCCTCATAATTACCCATTTTTTTAATGGCATCGGCTATTTTTGTTGCTTCGTCCTCCTGACTACGAAATACCGAAACGGATACTTTACCTGTATTATTCGATTTAGGAACCATTTGTTTACCGAACTGCAGGAAACTGTTTGCGTGGTTTATAATGTCAGAACATGACCTATAATTATATGTTAAATGATTTATGGTCGGATTATACTTCTTTATAAATTCATCCATGTTACTAGGTTTAGCCCCACGCCATGAATAAATACTCTGATTCTGGTCTCCAAATACCATCATGGTTTTGGTTTTTATAGGGTCATAGATAGATAAAATAATGTCATATTGAATGGCCGATGTATCCTGAAATTCATCAATTAAAATATGATGCCATAGATTAGTGAAATGGGTACGACAATCTTCTTTTTTTAAACAATTGTTGGCATATACCAACAGGTCATCAAAGTCGCAGGCGTTATTTTTTAATAAGATTTTCTGATACTTATTGTAAATTTCTTCAAGGGTATCATCTTCAATTTCTGATTGTTCAGATTTAGTTTTACCGATAAGTCCTAATACCTCGTATGGGTCAGTAGTTATACCCCTTGTTTTAAGAATGGTTTTTATTACCGACATTTGGTCACTGTCATCATATATACTGAATGGTAATTTTAGAGGAGTATATTGTATAAATTCTTTCATTATCCTGACACACAGACTATGAATTGTGCTCATTTGCATATCTTTTATGTTATGGTAAGTTTTTATACGCTCCTTCATCTCTTTCGCGGCTTTATTGGTGAAAGTAACAGATAAGATGTTTTTTGGATTTGCTCCATTATCAATGAGATAACGAATTCTTGCTACAAGACAACGTGTTTTTCCGGACCCCGCGGAGGCATAAATGACAGAGGGAGATTTAGAAGTCACAGCATTCCACTGTTCGTTGTTTAATCCATACTGCTCCATTTTAAATAATACCTACATTTCATAGTTAAAATAAAGCAATATATAGGATTTTTTGTATCCCTATTATTTTCAACGCATTATAAATAATATTCTTTTAATAAGAAATATTTAAGTTACATCCTTCAACAGGTGTATAAAATTTTCGTCCCGTAGGACATATTCGAGGGTGCGATTAAAAGCGTACAAACTCGACAAAAAACGGGGGAGGTTCTTCTGGCTAAGACCAAATCACGCTGGATTGTCGGTACAAAACGAGAATCCGGTCAATTCACAGAAATTACAAATCCCGATGCTCTCACTGCTGAAAAAGTACCCTATGATTCTACATGGAGTGTTTACGATGCAATACGCTTTGGATTAAGTGGCGTCCAAGGACCAAAAGGGTCTACCGGGGTTCAGGGCTCAACCGGAGTAGCAGGAGTTCGGGGTCTCACTGGAATTCAAGGTACAACCGGTATTCAAGGTTTGGGATATACAGGGGTTCAGGGCGAAACCGGAACCGCAGGAATAGGGTATACAGGGGTTCAAGGTACAACAGGCCCAACAGGTGGTGAACAAGGACATACTGGAGTTCAGGGAGTAACAGGAGTTCAGGGCTCAACAGGGATTCAGGGAACCACTGGGGTTCAGGGCACGACTGGAATACAGGGCACAACTGGACCGGGAGCTACTGGGGTTCAGGGTTCAACGGGTGTCCAGGGAACCACCGGAGTAGGACAGACTGGTATACAAGGCACGACCGGGGTTCAAGGAGCAACAGGAGTACAGGGAACCACTGGGGTAGGACAGACCGGGGTTCAGGGAACGACTGGAGTACAGGGAACCACCGGGGTTCAGGGAACGACCGGAGCTCAATTAACCGGCGCTTCTTACTTTTTTCATAGTAGTACTTCTGATGCGACATCATCTTATAAATTGTTATCTAGGATTTTACCGGACACTACAGAATCACAATCTCAAGTTATTATAAAAAATACAACAAGTCCTCAGCTTATAGGGAACTGGTGTACTATCGCTGGAGACCCAGGAATACCATTACCTACGGGTATAAGAACATATAGGTTATGGGAGTCAATGTCTTCATCCAGTGGAAATACAACTTTTTCCGCTCAAATGTTTAAAAGGGATTCATCCGGGAATGAAACATTTCTTATTGATTCAACATCTGGGTCTTTTACATCTGTAGCTGATGTGTGGAATGAAGTTATTTGGGATGTAAATATTTTAAGTTCCAGTATAATATTTGGTAGTACGGACCGATTTGTTCAAAAAATTTGGATTAATACAACCGATGTTTCTGATAAAACTGTAACTTTTGCATATGAGGACCAGTCACATTCATCTCATATCTTAACTCCAATTACTATAGGACTTCAGGGGGTAACTGGTGTACAAGGAGATACCGGAGTTCGAGGTACGACCGGGGTCCAAGGAACGACTGGAATACAGGGCACAACAGGACCCGGAGCTACTGGGGTTCAGGGCACGACCGGAGTTCAGGGAACGACAGGAATTCAAGGCTTAACAGGGGTTCAGGGCTCAACAGGAGTTCAGGGTACAACTGGTATAGAAGGTCTTGCTGGATTAGATGGAGTAACAGGTCCGCAGGGTTCAACAGGAGTTCAGGGCACGACCGGAGTCCAAGGTACGACTGGTGTCCAGGGAAATACAGGAGTTCAGGGCTCAACAGGAGTTCAGGGCTCAACAGGAGTTCAAGGCTCAACTGGGGTCCAAGGCTCAACTGGGGTTCAGGGAACCACCGGAGTTCAGGGCTCAACTGGAGTCCAAGGAGCGACCGGAGTTCAGGGCTCAACTGGAGTCCAAGGAGCGACCGGAATTCAGGGTACGACTGGAGTTCAGGGAACGACTGGAGTTCAGGGAACGACTGGAGTTCAGGGAGCCACAGGAGTACAGGGTTCAACAGGAATTCAGGGCTCAACAGGAGTTCAAGGTTCAACTGGAGTACAGGGAGTCACAGGCGTTCAGGGAAGTACTGGGATTCAGGGAACAACAGGACCTGGAGCGACTGGAGTTCAGGGAACTACTGGAGTTCAGGGAACTACTGGTATTCAGGGCTCAACTGGAGTTCAGGGGGCCACTGGGGTTCAAGGAGCCACTGGGGTTCAGGGAAATACAGGAGTTCAGGGAGCGACCGGAATTCAGGGACGGACTGGGGTTCAAGGAAATACAGGTATTCAGGGAGCTACTGGGGTTCAGGGCACGACTGGAGTTCAGGGAACGACAGGAATTCAGGGCTCAACCGGAGTACAGGGAGCAACAGGTGTCCAGGGAGTAACAGGAGTCCAAGGAACGACAGGAATTCAGGGGTCTACTGGAACAGGTTTAGGACTGACTGGAGTACAAGGAACTACAGGGACCCAAGGAAATACTGGAATTCAAGGGTCTACTGGAACAGGGCTAGGACAGACTGGTGTTCAGGGGGCGACTGGAATTTCTGGAGGTGGCACGGGTGTTCAGGGAGCAACCGGAATTCAAGGCTCAACAGGAACAGGTTTAGGATTGACTGGGGTACAGGGAACGACTGGCATACAAGGAGCCACTGGTGTTCAGGGAACTACCGGGGTTCAAGGCACGACTGGGGTTCAGGGGTCGACTGGGGTTCAGGGGTCGACTGGAGTACAGGGTTCAACAGGAGTCCAAGGTTCAACCGGGGTTCAAGGCTCAACAGGAGTCCAGGGTTCAACAGGGATACAAGGAGCTACTGGAACAGGTTTAGGACTGACTGGAGTTCAAGGAACCACTGGGGTTCAGGGAGTCACAGGAGTTCAGGGAACGACTGGGGTCCAAGGTTCAACTGGGGTACAGGGAGCCACTGGGGTACAGGGAGCCACCGGGGTACAGGGAGTAACAGGAGTCCAAGGCACGACAGGAATTCAGGGGTCTACTGGAACAGGTTTAGGATTGACTGGAGTTCAGGGAACGACAGGAATTCAAGGCTCAACCGGAGTACAGGGCTCAACGGGGGTTCAGGGAGCAACGGGAGTTCAGGGTTCAACAGGGGTCCAGGGAGCTACTGGAGTCCAAGGAGCAACAGGGGTCCAGGGAGCTACTGGAGTCCAAGGAGCAACAGGGGTCCAGGGAGCTACTGGAGTTCGGGGGGCTACTGGAATTCAGGGTTCAACAGGAGTACAAGGGTCTACTGGGATACAGGGAACGACAGGAGTCCAGGGTTCAACAGGAATACAGGGAACAACTGGGATACAGGGAACGACAGGAGTCCAGGGTTCAACAGGAATACAGGGAACAACTGGCATACAGGGAGCCACGGGAGTACAGGGAGCTACTGGAGTTCAGGGCTCAACAGGAGTTCAAGGTTCAACTGGAGTACAGGGAAATACAGGTATTCAGGGCATTACCGGCCCACTTATACCGCATACCTCTCTTACAGATATGCCTGATACATCCGGTACTAATACAAACCACGATGTAAGATTAGTAACTAAAGTACAATCTACAACACCAACGATTCCAACGCCTTTTGCCGGTATGCTTTGGTGGGACACTACAGCGGCAACACCCGGAAATACTTTAGCAGTCACAACGGTTACATCGGGACCATATACAGTTACAAGTTCAGATGAACTTATCGTAGTACCAAGTGGGTCTTTTACTGTAAATTTGCCTGCTGCAACGGGGTCGGGTCGACTTATCTGGGTGAAATATTACGGGACAGACACTCTTTCAGTAGATGGAAGTTCAGCAGAGACTATTGATGGTACTACAGTACAAAGTCTGTTAAATTCAGATAGTTTAATGGTTGCTGATTATGCTTCAGGAAAATGGGCAATTCTATAGAGAGGAAATACTATGAGTTATTTTAGGTCAATTAATCAGGCAGTAACAGATAGCTTACCTAATGACAGTACTGTAAATTTGGACCCAGGACAATTTTTTACTGGTACAGCGGCATCAACTCTTGGCGTGAATGCTATTCAGATAGGTTTAAAAGCAGATAAAAATTGTACCGTTTATGTAGAGCAATCGAATGATAGCTCAAATTGGGATATTTCAGACCCTTATAACTATTACTCCTCGATATCTAATTTTGGTGTGACAGTGCAAGCTATCAGCAGCTATTTCAGGACCCGTGTAAAAAACATATCGGATACGAGCACATCTTATTTCAGGCTATCCTCAGTTTTGTGCCCTATCGTAGAAGCAGTACCACGGTCTTTAGATGAATTTGGGAATTTAAAAGTTGGTGTAAAGAGCCTATCAGATGAATATAATTGGTCTGTTGAGAACACACCTTTAGGAGAAATGAGAACTGTTATACCTACAAGACTTGTTGGCGCTTCCTTTGATGGTAATACTTTAGACCCCAATTTTTGGGACTCTACTGCTTCTACAGGAGCTTCTGTATCACAGTCTGGTGTTCAGGTTACAATATCCTCGGGAACGAACAAGGGTTCTTTTGCAAAATTATATTCACATCGTAGAGCAAGGTATGTTTCAGCGGAATGTCAAAGATTCAGAACTGTGATACAACTCAGTGATACCACTACAACAACGAATGTTAAAAGATGGGGCATTGGATGGGGAGCAACGATGCCTACGATAACGGATGGTGCTTATTTTAAGATGGATGGGACTACCTTAAAAATAGAGACCTTAAAGGGTGGAGTACCATCCACAATAAGTTCAGGCTCTTTTAATGGAGTACTTGGTGCTACATATATCCCGGACACTACGGCAGTACCGTATGAAATTTATTGGACAAGCTTTAAGGCTTGGTTTACGATTAATGATACTTTATTGCATACGATAAACAGCACTGCTTGGGCCAATACTATGAACTACTATGTATACCTGGATAGCAGCAATAGTGGTACATCCCCAACAGCATTTAATTGCAGTATAGCTTCTATATCTCGATTGGGTGCTCTTTCTACTCAGCCTACTTCTTATTTTTCAGGTGCTACATCGGGTGTTGTATTAAAATATGGGACAGGCAATCTTCATTCTTTGACAGTTACAGGGATACCCGGGGCTACATCTACCAGTCAGGTAGGGTTATATGATAATACGGCTGCATCGGGTACGGTTATTTTTACTACAGGTTCTCTAAATACAGGTAACACAGCTAATAATTTTACGAGTAATTTCCCATTCACGATTGATTTTAAGGGAATTCCTTTTTTTAACGGATTAGATATGACTTGTACAAATTGTAGCGCTTTGGTAGTTTACGAATAATTTTGGAGAAATAACATGCCCTCATTAAAAATATACGATGGTACCAATTGGAATAGTATTCGAGGTGGAGCGGGTAATCCTGGAGCCACTGGGGTACAGGGTGTTCAAGGAAATACGGGTCCTTTGGGGGGTCCTGCCGGGTCTACAGGTTTTCAAGGAATTACCGGGGTCCAGGGAGCCACAGGTATTCAGGGGGCGACCGGAGTACAAGGAAATACGGGCATACAAGGGTCCACTGGAGTACAGGGAACGACTGGGGTTCAAGGAACGACCGGGGTTCAGGGTTCAACCGGGGTTCAAGGTTCAACGGGACCGGGAGCTACTGGGGTTCAGGGAACAACAGGAGTACAGGGCACGACTGGGGTTCAAGGGTCTACAGGAGTTCAGGGAGCGACCGGAGTCCAGGGCTCAACCGGGGTACAGGGAACGACTGGGGTGCAGGGCTCCACAGGAATTCAAGGGTCTACTGGAACAGGTTTAGGACTGACTGGGGTACAGGGCACGACTGGGATACAGGGCACGACCGGAATCCAAGGCTCAACGGGAGTTCAGGGCTCAACAGGGGTTCAAGGTTCAACCGGAGTTCAAGGCTCAACAGGAGTCCAGGGTTCAACAGGAATCCAAGGAGCTACTGGAACAGGTTTAGGATTGACTGGGGTTCAAGGCACGACCGGGGTTCAGGGCTCAACTGGAGTCCAAGGCTCAACAGGGATACAAGGGTCTACTGGCACAGGTTTAGGATTGACAGGAGTCCAGGGTACGACTGGGGTTCAAGGAGCCACAGGAGTTCAGGGAAACACAGGGGTACAGGGGACGACCGGGGTCCAAGGAGCGACCGGAGTTCAAGGCTCAACTGGAGTCCAGGGAAACACTGGGGTACAAGGACAAACTGGGGTTCAGGGAGCAACAGGAGTTAGAGGAGCAACTGGCATACAGGGCACGACTGGGGTTCAAGGTAGCACTGGAATACAGGGTTCTACGGGTATCCAGGGCTCAACCGGAGTAGGTCAGACTGGCGTTCAGGGGGCGACCGGAACAGGCTCTTCAGGGTCATCATACATATCAATAACTGTTGAGGGCCCGGATACGACAGAAAATATTCCATGGATATATTTACCAAGTGCTGTAACGGTATCGCAAATACATGCAGTAGTTAAGGGTACAGGCCCGTCCTGTACAATAGACCCTTATTGGACATCAAGTGTTGCTGCAGACCAAACACATTTTTTTGCTTCACCGACGGCTATTACGAGTACAACAACGGGACAGGACTTTACATCGATATCTAATGCATCCGTTACGGCAGGGTCGTGGATTATGTATCGTAATACAGACAGGTCCGGGTCACCCGTTACGGTCTCGGTAACAATGAAATACGCGTAATATACGGAGAATTAATTATGGCACAATTACTTTTGATTTCGGATATGACTTATCGAGAAGGGATTAATGAGATAGGAGACATTGTAGGTGTTTTTGATGATGACCATGTATTTTCGCCAGCAGAGATTGATTCTTTTACCATAAAGCAAGTAGATGAGTCAGTAGAAGATGTGTATGCAGAGCTAGACAATAAATCGCCGGATACTTCTGCTTTAACTCAGGAGCAAATACAAAGGGATGTGATTCGTCCTAAGTACGCTAACCAGGTTACTGATTTAGAGGTTACAAGCATTGCCGATTGTGCATCATGCAAGATAGCCGTAGTAGGAGAGTCTGCTGCACTTGTAAAGGTTAAACCAGTACTAGGAAAAACGCCAGTTGAAAAATCACCAGGAGTTTCTCCGTAATGGCTACGAATGTTTATTATTCTGTAGGTCAGAACTCAACGGACCATAAGACAGGTTCTCCTACGATTACAATAGCTTCGGGAGTAGCTACTTTTTCTGTTGCTCAGACAGCAACAAACATGGGTGTAGGTGATCGAGTAACTTACAATACAACAAGCATTTGCTATTTAGTTGCTAAAACATCGACAACGGTTTGGTCAGTTGTAACCGCTCTTGGAGTTGCCCCAGCAGATGTTTCTGGGCAGACAGTAAATTCCATTGCTCATGAGTATACTTCATTATCAGCAGCAGAAGCTGGCGCTCCAGATGCGGATCATATCAACAACACTTCTTTAGTTGCTGCTGATGTTGCTTTAAATATTCCTTGTTATTACGATTCAGCAGCAGACACTACGTACTGTGTTATTTCTGGGTGGACAGTTGGAGAAACGAATTGGATAAAAGTTTATACTCCATACAATACGTCTACAGAATGCAATCAATCTCAAAGACATAATGGAGCATGGTCTAATACTGCATACAGTATGGCCCCGACAACTCAGGTTCATACGCTTACCTTATCTCAAGATTTTATTAGAGTTGATGGATTACAGGTATCCACAACCACCTATAATGCTGAATATTTGAATGGTATATACATAAATGATGCAGGTAAGCCTGTAGCATGTCGTATAAGTAACAATATCGTAAAAGAGGGGAATGCTTCATCTGGTCGTAGGTATGGAATTTATATATCGAGTGAAGTTTATGCTGCTCTTCCGCATTATATATGGAATAATATTGTTTATGGATTTTCTGCCTCTGGAATTAATAACGGTGTCTCATCCGCTACATTAAAGTGTTATGTGTATAATAATACGATTGCGAACTGTGCCGTAAGTGGAATAGCATCTACCTATAGAACAACTTTATCATATAACAGTATAATCTATGGTTGTCCGGATGCTGTAGATGGTGATGCACTTGACCCTTCAAGTGATTATAATTCTACTGATATTAATGAAACAAGTACTCCTTGGGGAACCCATAGCCGTAAGAATCAAACGTTTTCATTTGTAAATGCAGCAGGAAATGATTTTAGACTGTTAAAAACAGATGTTGGTGCAAGGACTTATGGAACAGATCTTTCTGGAGATTTAAACCTACCGTTTTCTACGGATATTGCTAATAATAACAGAAAAGTTCAATGGGATATAGGTGCTTATCAGACACCAAAGACTGTTTACTATTCTGTAGGTCAGAACACAACTGATCATAAGACAGGCTCACCGAATGTAGTAATTGCATCAGGGGTTGCCACATTTGACGTAGCCCAGACAGCCACTAATCTTGGAGCAGGAGATAGGCTTACAGCTGGCGGAAATGTGTATTATCTATACTCTAAGGTTTCAACTACAGTATGGAATGTTGTAACAAAATTAGGAGTAATTCCAGCAGATTTGGCATCAACAGCCGTAACATCGATAGCTCACGAGTATACGTCTTTTTCCGCAGCAGAAGCAGGCGCTCCAGACGCTAACCATCTAAATACTTCTGATTTGGCTACAAATAACTTCATATTAGTTATCACATGCTATTATGATTCTGGCGAGGATACTAACGTGACAGATATTAATGGGTGGACAACGGATTCTACGAGGTATTTTGTTTTATATGTACCATATCTATCTACAGAATGCAATCAGTCTCAAAGACACGGTGGAGCATGGAGTTCATCTGCATATGTACTTAGCTATAATTCAACGCCTTATGTTTTATTAAATGCTGCAGAATTTACAGTAATTGATGGGATACAGCTTGCAAGTAGAAACGGTTCGCAGTACGGAGCCTTCGGAATACAAGATGCCAATTCTTCCACAGTTAGAAATTGCATTATTAAAGCTGAAATGACCAATATAATTTCCATAAGTTATGGAATAGCCTACTACGGTACAACGAATGCTTCTTATTACTATAACAATATTATATATGGATGGATATCCTCTGGAAATAGAGCGTGTGGGATTTTTTCTTCAACTTACGGTTCAAGTTATTTATACATATATAACAATACTGTTTATGGTTGTGGCGGCGCTGGAGATGTAAGAGGTGGGAATATTCTTATTGGCGCTACTATTACTGTAGCAAGAAATAATCTTATGCAGGCTCCAGCTTATGGAACTAATGATTTTTATTCTACTGGTGGGGCTGCATTAACAAGTTCAAATAATATAACGAGCGATGCTTCCAGCCCGGATACGGCATACCGTAGTAAAACGGTTACTTTTTCCAGTCAGCAGTCCGTTGATTATCGTTTAAGCCCCAAGGATTGCAACGCAAAAAATAAGGGCTATGACCTGTCTACGTTATTTACGACGGATATACAGAATAGAAAGAGACCTATAGGAAATTCATGGGATATCGGAGCCAGTGAGGCTAAAGCTAGAGTAAGAATAACTTCAGTTAGCCACTAAGTATAATGAAATAAATGAGTTACATTATATACGTAAGCAAAATTCGATTATAGGGTACCTAAACTTGATTATCTTCTAATATTTTATACCTATGTATAAATATCAAATATAAATAATATAACAAATTTTGGAGGGCCCCATGACTGATGTTTATTCTAGAGAATTGCTCGCTTTTGATGAAAAAATAGCACTGGCCGAATTGGAAGAATCCAAAGCAGCAGAACGAGTTAAAGAATTAAAATATCATAGGGCTCGATTCTGCATGGACTACTTTATAGAAGTACAAAAAGAACGGGAAAAACAGATGCAGGCCCAAAAACAAGCACAAGCACCAGAGGTAAAATAACGATGCCAGGTGATTTAAGAGACCCGGAATCTACGAACCCTTTCTATTATGATTCTAGGTACGAAGAACCTAAAAATCCATTCGAAGCCGGTGCCCCGGATACTGATAAGTATCTGCAATCTATAGCTATAGAACAAACTGGCTCCAGGCTCAATCAGGAAAAAATGGAGGCATTAAAACAAATCCTAAATGAAAAAGGCTTCTTTCATAGAAATATCGGGGACCAATCCTTTATAGATGAAGTAAAAAAACAGGTCAATGTTCTAAAAATGGCCCGGAGGATAATAAATGCCCGAATTAAATAATATGCTGGATAGTATACAAAAGAAAACGTCTGAAATAGAAAAATCTGTTAAAGACCTATTATCCGGGTATAATGACCTCTTTCGGGAAGGAGCACGTACTCTTAATGCAGAACGTTCTGCATCAAATGGGAACATGGAAGGACTTGAAGACTTCTATCGACTTATGCAAATAATACGTAGGAACCGGGATGTAGTCGGGTCCGTAAGTCTTGGAATTAAAAATATTAAAACAATGGATAAATTTAAATTCGTAGAGGAAGATGTGCCGAAGACCAAGAAATCCACGAAAACTCCACCAAAAACAGGAGCTACGGTTAGGACACCACATCCAGAAGGACCTTCTATGGATTTACAAAATATCCAAATACCTGAAACAGGGATGGTGACCAATGGCTAAACGAATGCGTGTTGTGACAGGGGATGAAAAACCATCCGTTAAAATTGTTGCATCCGATAATCCTAAAGTAAATAATCAGCTAACAGCAAATGAATTTCAAGCCCGGGTCAATGCTAAATACGCCACTACGACAACCATGGGCGCCCTGGGTATGAGAAGGTCAGCCGGCGATGTGATGGATAGTGGCGGTGGTTCATTCTATTCACCACAGTTATCTACGGACTTTTTAGAGAAACCACAGAATTTACGTGAAAGACGGGCCTTTTATCGGTTCTTCTATAACACCAATGAAATGGTAGGACGTGCCGTTGATATCCACTCCGAATTACCAATGTCTAAGCTCAGACTCGTACCACCTAAAGCTAAAAATCGGCACCAGGCAGCCTACGTTCAAAAGTTTTTTGAAGATATGTGCGAACGCATGAAATTGTTCGGGACTCTTATTGAAATAAGCCATGAATTTTATTTGATGGGTAATTGCCTATGCAAGTACGCGGAAGTAGGAATTCCTGGAGGATTTAAGAGGGCGGACCAAATAAATGTTGGTGACCTTGTTCTTACCCATATGGGTCGATACCGTAGGGTGCTAAAAACATGCGTTAGGCCATCGGATAAAATTTTAAATATTAAATGTTGGAAAGATTTTAGATGTATCCCTGTTACGGAAGAGCATCCTATTGAGATTTTAAGAGGGGGTGAATTTTTATTTGAGCAGGCTGAAAATATATCAGTTAAAGATTACATTAGGGTGTCTTATCCCACTGAAATTGAGGACACAAATAACATAAACTTTGAAATTCCAGAAAAATTCAGAAAAACGGAAACCGGGTATGAGTATACTGTGGAAATACCCCATCTTCGAAGTCCTATAGCTATCGATATTAGAAAAAAGTTATTGTCGTGGTTAGGCTCATTAACTGAACCCACTATCAGAACTAGAGAAGATATAGCTAATGATTTTAAAGTATCACAAGTAAACTTAAATGGAATCATACTTAATTTAGATAATGAATTAGAGGAGCCTTTTCATAAAAGAATAGGAGCCGTTGGATATCAAAAGGGGTCTCAGGTTATATGGTACCCAATAAAAGATATTCCAGAAGTTACAGATTCATACACCATGTATCGAAATCAGTCTTTTAATGCTATCGCTAGTATAAAGATTGATAATGATTTTGCTTATCTTGCTGGTTTCTGGTTAGGGGACGGTACCCTTGGAAGGGATAACAATAGAAATATATGGGGTCGTGGTTTATGGCAAATCTGTTTTTCAGAGAATGAGATAGAAAACATATCCCGTATAGAAAACATTTTAATTAAAATATTCGGTAAGGATGCTATAGTAAAGTGGTCCTGTAATACCATTGTTTTTATTAAGGTTATATCCAACCCAATATTTATTGAATGGTGGGCGAATAATTTTGGTGAAACATCATTTGGTACTAATAATAAACGAATCCCAGAATGGTTTAAAAAACTTCCAATCGAAAAATTAAAATATTTTTTAGCTGGACTTATTGACTCGGATGGGTGTGTATCTGTATCAGGCCCGAAGAGACATTGCGTAGTTAGCGCTACCATGGCTTCTAGGTCTATTATGGATTCTGTCAGAGACATAGCTTTGAAGTGCGGAATAGTAATAAGCTATAATGAAATAGATGAGAGAGAAGTAATATTACCCAATGGAAATAAGGATACATCAAGAAAGATGTATTCGATAATAGCGTCGGATGAAGAATCCTGTCTTATCTTTGCTGAATATTCTAACAAGGTAATACCAGAAGACGCTCATTTTTCGAATATGGATAAGTACTGGCAGAGGACGGATAACGGATTAGCTTTTAGAGTTAGGGGTATTACGGAAGAAGATTATAATGATTTGGTTTATAATTTTGAGGTGGAAGAAGACCACACATATCAAGTAGCCGGATTCAGTACCCATAATTGCTTCATCTTTTGTGAAAATAATGATATCTCCGGTTCTCCAGAAGAGATGTCCAGGATAAAGGAAGAATCAAGGCAAAAGTCCGAATTTTTAAAACAGAAATATGATATTAAAGATATAAATCCAGCCTATAAAGGATGGGGAAAACTTATAATTCTTCCACCGGACCAAGTCCGGGTTCGTAAACTTCCTTTAACGGACGCTGTGGCTATCGAGTATATGCCGGACCCTGAAACTAGAAAATTTCTTACATCGGATATACCCATTGACCCCTCTGACCCATCTAAAGGAATTAAAAGTGATGTGTCTGATGAACTTAGGGAAAAAGTCAGACAAAGTGGGACCATACCCATGGATACGGACCCCTACTCCGGGTCACATGTGTATCACCTTGCAAGAAAAAAATCACAATATGAACCCCTCGGAATATCTATTCTGGAACGATGCGTAAACACGCTTGTATATATGGATAAGCTTCGTCAGGCTCAAACTTCTATTGCATCCCGACATATGACCCCTATGAGAATTGTATGGGCTGAGGGTCTTAGTAATGACCAGGTGGATAATCTTCGTGAACAAGTAGATTTAGCCCTTATAGACCCTGATTTTAGTATCATAGCTAACTATGAAGTACACTGGGAAGAAATGGGCTCCCAAGGTCGTATCCTTGATTTAGAAGGAGAGTACACTGGATGTACCGACCGTCTCCTGGCCGGTTTAGGGATGACACGGGAGATACTGACTGGGGAAGGGTCGTATAGTGGAAGTCGTATCTCCCTGGAAATAATGAATACACAGTATTTATTGTTCCGGGAACGTATTCAGGAGTATGTAGAGAATTACTTATTTAAACCAGTAGCCAGGAAAAAAGGTTTTATTGAATACGATGACTACGGAAATGAAGTACTTATCTATCCTAAATTGTCCTTTACACGTCTGTCCATAAGAGATAATGAAACTTATTTTGATGCCGCTTTCCAGTTATACCAGAAGGGTTCCGTTTCGATTGACCTGATTCTGGATATCCTTAATATTGATTCGGACTCTACTAGGGAGAAAATTGAAAAAGACCTTTTGACAGTGAATGACTCAATGTTCAATGAAGTTATGCGTAACCTTTATACCAGTGCTGCAACGGCTCTGGTAGAGAAAACGGATGTCACTCAAAAACTGGCTGACTATCTGAAGTTGAAAATGACTGAAGAGACCCCGCCGCCGGAGGGTACCGCTCGATTCAGTTCTGAAGCCGGTACATTAGATAAAGACCACGCCATAAAGTTAGCAAAGTTAATGACTTATATGAAAAATAATCCGGCGGCATTGGATAAAATGTTTACTAACGGAGCTAATAATGCGAAAACCAATAAGTAATCTTATTAGGGACCTGGTCCTGGCTACTAAACCGGACGGAGAAATAAAGAAAATCCATCATCCGAGCCCGGATGTAAAACCACCCCGTCGTCAGTCGCCAATAAAAAACGTGACATCCAAACCGGAATATGCTAGAGAATATATGGAAGAGTACCGGGAAAATGGTAAGGATTATCAAAAGGTACCGGATGAAGTAAGGAAATTCCGGAGAGAGCAGAAGAAGCGCCTTAAAGAAAAGCTGAAATTATCTTTTAATAATTGGGAATAAACGATTTAAAATATCGTGAGGTTCATAATATGCCGAAAAAGCATGAGTTAGGACGAGATGTGCATAAATCCCTTGAGATTATGGATAAATTATCTGATAGTCTTAAAGAATTTTCAAATATGCCGTTGAAACGGGGTCTGCAGTCCAATAAAATAGCAGATGAGAAATTGGTTAAAATAATCAATGACGCTTCAGAAAAGGCCATATCTCTGCGAAATTCGATTGAGGATATAAAAGAGCAGGTGCATGCAGCGAAACCACCTAATAATAGTCGTTTCGCATCCAGAGTTGTGGCTAAATTTTTGGAAAGTCTTTAATAAACTTCTAATAACGGATATTGTTACTTATGAATATAATGGTCATAGTCCCAAAAGTAGTAAAGAGCTATCTGGCTCAATTTCCAGAAGTTACGCATAATGCCTACCCCTATTTCAATTTCGATAATCGTGTCGTAGAGGAAAGGGTAGACCGGGGAGACTATAAAGCTCCCTATAAAGTGGCGGATGACTTCGTGGATGCTGATTACGATTCCCTGGTGAAATACGCACAAACCATTGTAAATCCTATACTTGCAAAATATAGTTCCAAAGTAGCCCATGAAGACGCAATGAATATGGCTATTAAATCTTTTTCAAATGGGCTATTTGATGGAAAAGTTAATGCCAATCGGTTTGAAGTCCTAGTGAATTCCATGGAAAAGGTGAAAACGGCCGGCAAGAAGAAATCAGAACCTAAGGAACCCGTTATAAAACCCCACATACTTAAGCAACTCGGTTTAAAACCAGGGGATGTTCCAAGGAAACAACAGATTTTACAAAAAGTTCAAAAAGGTGTCCCCCATCTCGTGAAAACGGATAAGGGTACCATAGTTAAGAAATAAATACCCCTAAAAGGAGGCCCTAAATGGCACTTAAGAATGCTGCCCAGTACACAGAGCAACTTGATAAAATTGCTGAAGATGTACAGCAATTCAGCCCGGAAATTGCTCTCATGATCGATAAAGTCGCTGACGTTATCGAAGGCAAAAAGGACGCATCTACGTTGAAATTCGACGCGGATGAAGCCCGTTATATGGCTAATCGTTTCAACATGAATGTTCGCAAACGTGAAGCTGATGAGCCCTTCATGGACCAATATAATAAGAGCAACTTTGAACAGGTCATCACTGTTAAAAAGAATCCGACTCCTATTAAAACAGCCGCGGCCCCTTATCAAAAAATGACAGCGGATGATGCTGCAGAAGAAGCGAAAGAAAAAAAAGAAACAGACAAAGAATAAACAAACCGTGTCGGGGGCTTTTTTAACCGAAAGCCCCCACTCTATCTGGAGGCCTATCAATGCACGCTTTGTATCCAATGATGGCCGACGCGGTAAATTTTAACGTCGGGGACTGTGTACGTAAATTCATCAGTGAAAGAGCCGTAACACCGTATGCCGGCGTGGTAACACATGTCGTACCTGCTACACAGAAAGTATGGGTACAATGGCCAACCGAAAATTCCCAAGAAAGTCCTGAACTCCTTATTAAAGTAAACCCATTTATTTTCGGAATGCCCACTGTAAAACAGGATTCAGGTTATAGCTCATGGGAAAAAACTCTGTCTGAAAAAATGCAGGGTCATCTTCCTAAACGTATTGCATCCGAATCCATGGCAATCCGTATCGCTAGTACATTCGCTACAAAAATAATCGGACATTTGATTGATGATATCAGCGGATGCAAAAAAGAGAATATGACGGACATTCAAGCTTATAATCGTGTGTACGAAAAATATTCAACTGTATGTTCCGACCATATCCTAAAGACTTCAATTACAAAGATTTATAAGGGAGAATAATCCTATGTATGTTCATAAATATTCAGATGGTGAGGATATTTTTTTTAGGATATCAAAAGGCTCCGGTAAACCGTCGAAAACTGTCACACTTTCAATAAATGACTGGAAAGGTAAAGTTTCTGAAAATGCAGGGAATGTCGGCCGTGCTATTTCTTTCCTGAAAGATGCCCCGTGGAGTGTGAAAGAGGAAGAAGTAAAAGAAGAGAAGAAGGAACCCAAAGAGGCCCATATAGCTCATATCGTGTCATATCTGGATAAAATGGCCGAAGATATCCAGGCCCAGGACCCGGTCATAGCTATGGCCATTGATAAAATCAGTACAACACTTGAAAAAATATAGGTAAAAAATTAATGGCAATGTTCCGAAACGGTTCGGCCTCCGTGGTCGAATCTAATGTAAAAGAAAACAACTGGTTAGAAAAAAAGTGCCTCTGTGGCAATTTTTGTTTTAAGGATACGTCTAAACAAGCATGCAAAACAGCATCCTGCCCGGTTAAAGTAGCACGAAACGTCTTTGCAAAATACTCTCCTACTAAATACCTCCTTAGCCATTGCACAATAATCGCTGCCGTCGACGTAGATGAAGCAAAGGATAAAACGGCTAAGTATAAAGACTATTTAATAAAACCAGAATATTCTCAATTTGTAAATAATAATGGGGACGCATGGACCAAGAAAATGCTGGCCTCATGCTATAGGTCATTTATCGGGGCAAATAATTATTGCTTTCCGGCTGGAACTAGGATTTTAATGTCAGATGGTACCTATAAAAATATTGAATTGATTCATGAAGGTGATAAAGTAATAAATCGTAATGGTGAAATTGCTAAAGTCTTACAGACCGTGTCTCATACAGCAGACGGTCTATTAGAAATAGAATCTACAAATATTCTTTCTCGAAGTTTATTCGTAACTAAGGAGCATCCTTTCTGGGTTTATAAAGCAAGAAAAACATGTCCAAAAACTGGTAGACCTAATTTTTTCAATGCTGATGTGAATTTCTCTAACCTTAATAATTGGATAGGTTTCTCCACGGGTGTACACAAGAAAAAAGGGGAGTCTTTTCCTTGCGGAATTACACCCGATTGGGTAGAAGCATCTAAATTGGACCCTAAAAGGGATTTTTTTACACACCCCGTTTCTTTAATAGAAATTCCTAATACTGAAATAAATGAAAACAGGGCAGAATTAATTGGATGGTTCATTGCAGAAGGTTCCTATATGAGTACCAATAAATTCTGTGAAGAAGATGAATCCGGGATAGTTTTTAATCTTGGTAACGATGAAGTTCCTGTGGCTGACCGATTATCGGACCTTCTTATTAAAGAATTTGGTAATTTATTAAGAGTGGATTGTAAACCTAGGTTATATGAAGCTGAATCTGGGTCGTATTGCTTATACTTGAGTAATATAGAAGTTGCTAAGTTTTTTATGAGGTGGTGTGGAAAATATGCATGGGGAAAAAGAATGCCAGAGGAAGCTATGTGGCTTCCTAAAAATCTTCAAGCAATTATAATAAAATCATGCTTGAAAGGGGACGGATGTGGAACTATTGACTCCCGTGGGTATGGTATTGAAATAAAATCACAATATATTATTCAGCAATTAAACTGGATGTCATGGAGATTAGGTCTACTTCCAACATATAGAGAAACAGGTGTATTGCCTAGATATACTGATTGTGAAATTGTAAATGGATATGAGGTATATACCGACCCTATTACTAATAAAAAATCCAGACCAGGATATATTTTAAGATTTACGGTGGATGACTCTAAAAAATTAAATACTATAGTTAATGAATTAGATGCTGAAATTTCAAAAAGGGTTTCGAAAAGGGCTTCACATATATTTTATGATAATAATAATAGCTGGATAGTTTCAAAAATTGATAAAATTAGTACAACGGATGTATCTTGCGAAGTTCATAATATTCAGGTTGAAGGAGATAATTCTTACATAGCTGAAGGAGTTGTAGTACATAACTGCGAGCATGTACAAATCCCAGAATTATCGAAAGGAAAAGTCGTTGATGCTGTTCTTCGAGAAGTTCCTATTGGTAAAGATAAACAAGGAAATGACCTCACTACATATTATGTTGATATCCTTGTAGCTACAGATAGAAAGCATGAAGAACTCGTAAATAAAATATCGTCCGGCCAGCTGAAAACTTTGAGCATGGGCTGCACAATCCAGTTTTCCCAATGTTCTAAGTGTGGTAATATAGCCAAGGATGAAACTGAAGCTTGTCAGCATGTCCGGTATGAAAAAAATAGCACGTTCTATGATAACGACGGAACTCCGAGAAAAGTTGCAGAACTCTGCGGGCATGCCTCATTAGAAGACTCGGTAAAATTTGTAGATGCATCATGGGTCGCTAACCCTGCTTTTACAGGCGCGGTTATTCGAAATGTTATCGAACCACCAAAAGATATCCAGGCAAAAATAGAATCGGCAAATAAAAAAGAAACTTATCTGTTTAAAGAAGGGGAGTTCCTTAAAGCAGCCTCAGCACTAATAGCTGCTGACCCTGAGCCACCGGAGGATGAACCGGCTACAACAACAGATGAACTTAAACCACCAGAAGATAAAACACCTGATGCACCGGTTGATGCTCCTGCTGATGAACCAGTAACTGAGGAAGAAGCCCCGGCCGAAGGTGACGTAAATACTTGGAAACAACAGATTAAGCAAAAAATAATGAATGAACTCGGGGAAGAAATAGCACAAGAATTCTCCGGGGAATCCGATGACCTTCGTCCATCAGAACTCGAAACCCTGGACGAAAGTCTTATTCAGCCCACAGCTGGAAAAATTCTCAAAAAAATGGGAAAAGTAAAACGAAATTGGGACCTGTTCCTCAAAAAAACAGCAGGAAATCTTAACTCCAATGATTTTAACAGGTTACGTCATGGTACCTATATCATGCTCACAAGCAGTGACCTGACGGAACTGGCAAAATATGGATATAACCGTAGGGAATTCCTTGCAGTCATGTCCTATTTAGACGAGTGCACTACAAAACCTATGGCATTACCTTTAAAACGAGTCATCGCCAGTATGAACGGGACAGAAGGTAAGAATCCATTGGAGCTCTTAACCAGTCTTGTAAATAAAATAGGTCGGAAATTAACAAAAAAAGAGGCTATGAAGTCAATTTCATGGCTAAAATTAATGGATTCATATAAGGAATAATTCTAAGTTCAACAGTTTCAATTTGATAATCTTTTAATAATTGGAAAAAGGTACTGAAGAACGAGAATAAAACATAACCCTAAGGAGGTTTAGATGGCACGTAATAGACTCAGTTGGGATGCGGAAAAAGTGGCAAGCATTGAAAAGCAGGCCGACCCGTATACCATGAACCAGAATCACGCCAATAACCCGGTAGAAAAGTATAAAAACTGGGATACCGAAACAGGCGGAGAAGGTGTTGATACAAAAACACCATGGAAAGGTGAAGGCCGTACTGAAACAGGTCATCCCTCCCCGGAACGTCAGGCTGTAATGGCCGCCAGGAAACTGGAAGACAAAGCCATTAAATGTATCACCATCGCACAAAGAATGCTTCCTGGTGCATCTGATTCCATCGTTGAAGAACAGGCAACGGACCTTATGCATATGCCAGAAACAGCAATTCTTTCGACTCTGAATCGTCAAGCTTCACTGGCTGAAGTATTAGCCGGTAAAGAAAAAGAAGAGGAAGAAGTCGAAGAAGCTAAAGAAGCTGCTAAAAAAGAAGTGGCTCCTGAAATGAAACCGGAAGTCGAAGAAGCTAAAGAAGCCAAAAAAGAAGTGGCTCCTGAAGTGAAACCGGAAGTCGAAGAAGTTAAAGAAGCTGCTAAAAAAGAAGTAGCTCCTGAAGTGAAACCGGAAGTCGAAGAAGCTAAAGAAGCCAAAAAAGAAATGGCTCCTGAAGTGAAACCGGAAGTCGAAGAAGCTAAAGAAGCCGGCGATATGCTCGATGTGATTTTTGATAATGTAGAAAAAACTGGAGCAAAGAAACTCAGTGGACTTGTCAAACAGGCCTCCACAGGGGACGATACCCTGAATGGTCTGTGGGATTCTCCACCCGATGTTTCTAAAGCTTTTAAATAATAAACGTCGCATTAATAAATGCGATAATTAGTAACTTTTGAGGAGGTGAAATTCAAACATGGGTTCAAATCTTCCAGTCCCTAACACTCATTGTGAAGTTCTGTATCGTCAAACCTATAATACCCTCGGTGGTATCGTAGCGCGTGACCTTACTCAGGACAATCGCGTGGGTAACGCCCAGAAAGTAGCCAACACCCGCCTGAACGATAAGACCAATAAAGGTATTCTCGCAGGGTCGTGTGTGGCAGTTGTTGGAAGCGGACTTATCGGACCTGCATCCACATCTGCAGACGGCACATTCGTCAACAAAGTAGTTGGCATAGCCGTTAATGATGCTGTGGGCAATCCTTTCGAGTCTAGTTCCGCAGTCGCAAGCCAGAAGGTCGTGTATATGCATGGTACTGGTACAGTATTTAGCACCGACATATATGAAACTTATGACGCCGCAACAGGCGCATCGGCTCTCAATTATGCTTATGGTGATTTACTGTATGCGTCTCAAAACGGCCTGTTAACAAAAACTGATACGTCCATGGGAACTGTGGTGGTTGGTATAGTGTTGACCGCGCCTGCAGCAGGCAACAACTACTATATGACCGTCCAAATGAGAATTTAAGGAGGTGAGTCTTTCAATGTCAGATGTTACAAATGATGTAAAACAGCAGATTATTAGCGATTATATCAAG